TTCGCGAACTAACTACTCTGCTGGATTTTCGTGTTGATGAAAAGGGATTAAATCAATACGAGGCAGCAGCCAATAAACTCAAAGAAATTGGTATTGGTCTAGGCAAACTATTCGGAATTGTATTTGCCGCCAGTAAGATATTTGAATTGGCTGATGGTCTTGTTCATGCCGGTAAAGAAGCTAATATTCTAGTTTATCAATTGACTAGAATGGCGCGTGCGGGAGATGATATTAATGAAGTTCAAAAACAATTATTTCAAACAGCACAAGATACTGGTATTGAATATACCCAAGCGCTAGAAACATACAAAGAGTTTCTTAATGAAAGTAAAGAACTCAATGTTAGTCAAGATCAACTATTAAAAACTACAAGTAATATCTTCAAAGCATTGCGACTAGGCGCCGCTAGTCCAGAAGCCATACATGCAACTATGGCTACGTTTGAACGTTCATTCCGTATGGGAAGAATGGGCAGACGTCAATTTGGTATGTTAACAGATCAAGCTCCAGAATTAGTAAATGCATTATCAGATGCACTTGGTAAGACTAGAGAACAACTAGATGAAATGGCAAAGGCTGGAGATCTTACTGCTAAAGTATTAATTGATGGATTAGGCAGAGTTCTACCTAAGCTTGATAAGGATTTTGCAGCTAGACCACGCAAGTTAGGTGAAGCATTTAATTATGCGTGGAATGCTGCAGTTAAATTGTCGATGCAGTTATGGAAACTGTTGTCGGCAAATAGTCAAGTTGCGAAAGGAATCATTTGGTTAACCGATCAAGTAGTTAAAGGCTTAACCGCAATGACCACTGCTCTTGGTGGCATTGAAAATGTTTTGCGAATACTTGAAATTACTATTGGAGTTGTGTTTGGGCCTAAACTATTTATGATGCTTGCCAGAGCTATTGCTGGAATGAATCTTTTTTCTGTAGCGACTTTGAAAGCTGCTGCTAGTTGGGCAGTTTTTGGTCTCGCTATAATAGCAGCAGTTGCTATTATTGAGGATTTGATTGGTTGGATTTCCGGTAAGAAATCTGTTATAGGCGATTTACTAGGTAATTTTGAAGATGTAATGGCATTCTTGAAAAAATCATTTGCTAGTGATGATTTCTTTGCTGGATTTAGAGGATTGGTAAAATTATTTCAAGGCGATTTCAAAGGCGCTTTGGAAGAGTTTAAAATATCATTAGGTGATGTAAACGGCTTACTTGGAGATATGCTTTTAATTGTTATTGCGCTAACTGCTGGATTTGTAGTTTGGAGAGCATTGAAATTTTTTGGTCTTATAACAGCAATAACAGGAGTTGTTGGTGCAGTAACTAAAGTTGGCACTGCTGCGGTAGTTGCGACTAGCTCTCTTGAGGCTTTGAATTTAGTTTCTCTTACTGGATTAGCGGGTGGCCTGGGAGTTATATCAGGGGCGCTTGCTTTTATTGCAGCAGGACTTGGTATTGGTGCCATATCTGGTGCGATGAATGCACCAATGGTTGATGAATATGGCAGAGTCGTAGGCACTTGGGGAGGACAACCATTAACACCAACAGTAACTCCTGGCCAAGTAACTGGCCAAACCGCACCAGGAGTAGGATCAGTTACTACTGGAGATCAAAATAATACTGTTAATCAAACGAATAATGTTACGGTAAATGCCACTGATCCTGATGCTGCTGCTGGTGCTTTAACTAAAGTATTTGACACCGCTGCTAAAACAGCACTAGATGCTCTGGCTAGACAAGCTAGAAATGCTGCGCCGAGAACAGAGGCGCCAGCGCAATGAGTGGATTAATTGGTCTTGGCGGGCAAGCGGTTAATTTAGGTAGCACAGTCTATTCGATGTTCTTTGCGGATAATAAGAAAAGTGAAATTGGGGTTATTGCTCTTGATGTTCTAGTCTCGGAAAATCTCAAACTGCCATCTGATGTAACCAAGTATCCTGTTGAAACTGGTGGAGAAGAAATATCAGATCACATTACTCAAGGCAATGAAGAACTATCCATTACTGGATCAATAGCATCTTCATCTAGTGAACTATTTGCTTTTTCATTTGCACCTTGCACTTCTAAATTTATTGATGCTATTAGCAAGTTGCGATCTATGCACAAAGATCGCCAGCCAATAACTGTAATAACAGGTCTAGGCAAATATGAAGATATGGCGTTTACTAGTTTGTCAATTATTCGCAGCAATAGCGGTAAAGATGGTGGTTGGTTAACTATCAATGCTGATCTAAGACATATCAAAAAGGTTTCTCTCAAGCAAGCCGATATGCCAGAGGATAAGTCAGCTTCAGATACAAAAGGCAAGACAGGTAAAACAGAAAAATCTACTGGTCAAAGTGGCAATGCCGATAAACCGCCAAGTAAGGATGCTGAAACAATCACTCGCAAAGTAGTTAGAGAACAACTTGGCATTGATACTTCAAAAAGCAGACCACTTATTGGTGCTGGTGGTGTAATAAATCCATGAATGTTCTTGCTGTATCCGATCTTAATAGTCAAGCGATAGAAGCCATTCTTGATGATGAATTGTATTACATCATACTTGATTGGAATGATAGTGGACAATATTGGGAAATAGGAGTGCGCAATTCAGCTTATCAAACATTGGTAGATGGCATCTCTATGGTGCCCAACTATTTGTTATTTTATCAATTCAAATATGCTGATTTATTCAAAGGCGATTTACTTGCTGCTTGCCCTAACTTTGGCAATGGACCTATACCGCGCGATGGATTTACTTCTGGAGTTTGGGAATTGATTTATATTCCATATGCTGAATTGTTGGCGCTAAATGTTATTTGATAGAGTATATCGTTTGTTGGTTGGTAAAGGCAAAGCAGGAGTGGAAATTACTGACTTGCGAATCAATTTCAGTATTCAAAAGACTGCTGATAAAAATCCCAATACGAATAAAATACAAGTATGGAACTTGCTTAGCACTACAAGGAAACAACTAGAACAACCTGATACGAGATGCTTACTGTATGCTGGATATGCTGAAGATGCTGGCCCGTTAATGATATTTTCTGGTGGAGTAACCCATGCCTGGACTAAGTTTGATGGACCTAATGTGGTTACCGAATTTGAACTCGGTGATGGCGCCCAAGAGATACGTGACACGGCTGTTTCTTTTAGTTATGGAAAGGGCGTCAAATCAACTCAAATTCTTAATGATGTGGCCGGTAAGATGGGGTTGCCGTTAACATTGGCAAGTAATACGCCAGAACGTCAATGGCAAAATGGTCTGTCTCACCACGGCTCGGCCAGGAGTCTACTTGATAAAGTTACTAAAGGAACCAAACTTGAATGGTCAATTCAAAATGGTAATTTACAAGTTATAGAAAAAGGCATGGTTACCACTAGACAAGGCATTCAAATTGATGCTGATTCTGGTATGGTAGGTTATGCTGAACGCGAGAGAGAAACTAAAGCTGAAACCAAACCCAAGAAGAAGGGTGATGGTAAAGCGGTAGAAAAGGATTGGAATGGATGGAAAGTAAAAACATTGTTGATGCCCATGCTTAATCCTGGCGATAGAGTGTTGTTAAAATCTCGTGCTGTAGAAGGTATCTTTCGTATTGAAGAATTAACCCATACTGGTGACAATTGGGATGGCGATTGGCAAACAGAATTGAAGTTAGTTGATCCTGCGAAACCACTTGGCAAAAAGAAATCCACCAAAGGCGGCAAAGCAACTAGAGGTTCTGGTAGTGGAGGTCATGACAATGTTTCTCCTGACGATATAATTGAGGAAGAAGATTTGGATAATCAAATGGTGAAACTAGATGTTTGAACGTGTAGTTAGCGCATTTCAAGACATGCTTGAATCTCGCATGTCTGAAATGAACACTCAGATGCCCGGCACTATAGTATCATATAATGCCGAAACTAATCGTGCTGTTGTGCGTCCTGATTTACCCAAGGCATTAGCAAGTGATGAATCTTTATTACCACCTAACATTGTCGAAGTTCCAATTGTTTGGACAACAAGTAGTGGTGGCAAGTCTGGTTTGACTATGCCGGTTAAAGCTGGCGATGGAGTGATGTTAGCTTTTCAGCAACGATCAATGGAAGGATGGTTATCAGGTAATAAGGATATGCCAGATGACCCGAGGCAATTTGATCTTTCTGATTGTGTTGCAATTCTTGGTTGTGCTCCAACTGGTATATCTGCTGATCCTACTGATGTAGTGTTGCGTTTCAATGAAACCGAGGTTCGTATTACTCCTGATAATAATATCCGCCTTGGTAACAATAATGGTTTTATATCTATTGATTCTGATGGTAATATCATTATTCAAGCTAATTCACTAAAGTTACAAGCAGATACTATTCGTGTTGATGCTGGTGGACATTCGTTTACGCTAGAGGCGCATAGACATACTGGAGTTCAATCTGGCATTGCAACTTCTGGAACGCCGGTATGAGTGGATCGCAAGGCACTTATGATCTAGCATTGTCGAGACTAGATCATGACATGCTGTTTCCGGTGGTTTCCGCGCCAGGAGTAGTGCCACCTAAACATGCTATTTGGACAATCAACGGTGCGGATAAAGTTGCGCAAGAAGTGAAGATCAATCTTCTGGCGTTCTTGGGAGAATGGTTTCTCGATGTTACTTTTGGCGTGCCTTACTTGGAGGATATTCTAGTCAAGAATCCACATATGCCTAGTATCGAAACCATATTTCGTTTCCATATACTTGACGTTCCTCACGTTACTTTGATAACCAGTTTCAATATGACCTGGGACCGCACCAGGAGAACTCTGACAGTTAACTTTGCCGCCAATACTGATTATGGACCGATAAAAGATTCAGTGATATTGGATACTATGCATGTCTGATATTATTCCTAATCCTCTTGACTATGGTGTATTGCCTTCTGGCTTCTCACGTATGCGGTTGCCGGAAATACGACAAGCTATCATTACCAGTTTACAGACTAGCACTGGACTTATTTTTGAAACGAGACCAGACTCAATTACCGGTCAGTTCATCGATGTATTCGCAGAACGAGAAGCGACAGTATGGGAATTGGCGGAGGCAGTATATCATGCTATGTATCCTATATCTGCCTTTGGCGTTAACCTTGATCACGCAGTTAGTTTCTCTGGCGTTAGAAGATTGTTCGCGCAACAATCTCTCGCTTGGATTGTATTGTATGGAGTAGAGGGCACAGTTGTTCCAGTTAATTCTGTGGTTAGATCGAACATAAGCGGAGAGGATTTTAATACAATACTCCCCACGACGATTAGTAGAAACGCGGCGGGCGATATTACGGTAAGCGTAGATACAGCGACTGTTGGACAAGAGTATTATGTCAGACTTGATACCATTTATTATCGCTACACTGCTGTAACCGGAGATACTAATGTTTCGATTGCTAATCAGCTTGAAGCATTGCTGATTGCTTCGCGTAACGTCATTGAATTAGATGCTAATCATATACGGATTTATACAGTTACTAATGTGCCATTTGCGGTAATGGTTTCTACTGGCATCTCTATCTTTAAGCAAGGAACGATAGCTGT